AACATCTCACCCTTCGGTAAGTCCTTGATTGACATGAGTTTGTCGTACATAGAGGCGTTTGACGTGCAGACACCGATGGTCTGCCAAGTCTGTTTATTGACCCGCAGGGTGTTGCTGCTGGCGTTCATCCGGTCTTTGCCTCGGCCTTGGGTGATGCCGTAGAGGAAGTCAGAAGCGTCTTCACCTTTTTGGTTAGTCACCTCGTCGACAGTCAGGGGGATGTTGTTCAGCACGCTCATCCGTAGGACCAAAGAGTTCTTGGTATCGTGGACTGCCCGCATGGGGTCAGAGGGGTGCCCCCAGACCGAGTTAATCATCCTCAGAATAGTCGACTTACCAGAGCCAGAATCCTTGTGGATAAGGTTCAACAAGATGCCTTTGTGGTTGGTAGCCATCTTGAGGAGCGGAGCGCCAAACGCTGTTAATGCTGCGAATGCCCGGTTCTCCATGCCTTCCATGCCATACATGTTGAACACCCGCTTCCACTCTTCTAGGTTGCCCTTCTGGTGGTACCAGCCCACCATGTCCGAGGTTGTCGGCGTAGGAGGAACGTAGCGTCTTTTGCCCTGCTCTAGTTCTACATCTCCCACAACAAACGTGTCGCGCTTCGTCCAGCCAAATTGGTGGTGCGCTAGTTCTGCTTTCTTTTTCACTTGTAGCTCTCTCACCGCGCTAATTACGTAGGATTGAATGTTCTTCCAGTCAAACGAAACTACCCCTCGTTTGGACAACTCAGTCCGGATTGTGTCTGTGCCAGACAAAAGTGCAAGAGGTACGGTGAAGTTCTTAATCCCGTCGTGTGGTAGGTGCAGCCGCATCCATGCACTCTCCCCATGCTCTTCGTCGTCGATACGCTGGATAACAAACAGGTCGTGCGGGTGAACAGTCTGGGGGTTGCCGTCTTTGTCTTGGCGGTAGATGCCGCCGGTCTTACCACGGAAGTAGGGTTCTGGCAGGTCTGGGATCTCGTAGATAACTTCTACGGCCTCGCCTTCCTTCTCCACAACTTCTTTTATTTCAGTCTCTTCTGACCGAGCTACGTCGGCGCCCAAAACAATCGGCGATCTGATCTTGCCCTTGTGGGGGCAGTTCTCGCACCCGGCGGGGTAGTACTTCTCAAAGGTCTCACACAGGAATGGGGCTGAGGTATCGTTGGCTTTATTCTCAGTCTCGCCCGGGTCGTAGTCAGGATGCCCACGGGATATTTTATGGATAGCCTCGTCCCTATCGTCACAGCAGTTGGCTACGGATAGTCCAGCCCGCCAAGAGTCATAGTCCACAGTCTCCTGCTCGGTATAGATACGCCATAGCTGCTGGCACCCTTCACCCTTCTTGCTGCGCTGCATGATCTTCTTGAACAGCGACGTGCGGTTGCCCATCAGGGATTTGGTCAGTGCGCTTGGCTCCCTTTTGGTGGGTACGAGTTTGGGCGCGACCTTAGGTAGTAGGTTGGCTAGAGCATCTGGGTCGTAGCAGATGTCGTCTCGTAAGTTCAGGACTTCGACCGGGCGTGGCTCTTCTTGCTTGTAGTTAAAAGTGCCGGGAACCCGCAGAATACGGGCCGCATCGGTGGTACAGCCTGCATCAATAATCAGACCTTTTTTCTGGGCTAACTCACGTAGCCCCTCGGCCATCGGTGCCCACTCTTCAGGGGTAAGATCTTTTGTGAAGGGCCAATAACAGTGCAACCCTCCGCCAGAGTCAACAATGATCGGCTCGGGTAGCGTACCCTCAATGAACGCAAAAAGTGCGGTAAATGCGTCGTCTTTCTCCGCATACCCCTTACCGGACTCGGCTTTGTCTTGGCCGCAGTCGATGTCTACCCATAGTGCCTTCATGGCTTGGGCGTTCTTGGCCTCGCGTGGCTTTGGGTGGTCTGGGTCTTTGAATGTAGCAAGCGCAAAGTAAACATCCCTGCCTTCTTCTAGGAATGCGTCAATGGCTTTATGTGTATCTTCCAGCCTTACAAAGAAGGACTGGATCGCTGGATTCTTTGCCCCCTGCTTTAACCCCGTAATGCAGTAGTGGCCTTGACCAGCAAGAACGGCTCTCAGAAATTCTTGCATCGGTGTCTTTCTAGTTGACTAGTGTTTTTATGAACTGATCTATCTCCCGCATGTTCTTGTATCTGGGGTCTTTATCACCCGAGAACCATGAATAGATAGTCGCTCGCGACACGCCGAAGTAGTTGGCAACCGTTTGGACTGGGACGTTCTTTTTGATGCAGATGCGGCCTAGCTTTACACCAATCTTGGACTGGTCAGCCTCCGCATTTCTTTGGATTATTAGTTGTGTATAGCCAATCATTTTCTTCCCCGAGAGAAAAGGAGTCGGGGTTCGCTAACCCTGCCCGACGCAGGTTTGGAGCCTCACCTAGCGAATGGTGTCCTTGGGGGAGGACTGGGTGGGGCGGTGGTGTGCTTGGCTTGGACCCCCGCTTGCGTTAAGGGTTTAGCCACACCGCCCCAAATTTATTTAGTCATCCCACTCGTCTACAAGAGCCGCCGCATCCTTCGCAGTGGATTCTTCTTGCTTACGAGCAGTTTTCTTTACTGGCTCTTCGATTGTCTCTTCAACTTCTACCGACTTCTTGGTAGCAGTTTTGGGGGCAGATAAACGCTTCTCACCCACGCCATCGGTTTGCGCTACGTTCATCGTGATAGCTGACTTAGCCTCGGTGGTCTGAGCTTTCAGCGAGCAGATGTTGTGTTCACGCTCCTCCAGGGGACGAACAGGCTTGAAGTACAGACGGGGAGTAGCACTGTCCGTATCAAAACGCATCTCGGTAACAACGTCTTCTACGTTGACGCCATGGGCAGCTAGGTATTTACCATAAGCTTCCAGAGGCATCCTGCCGTTCTCGACTTTACCGAAGATTGACTGCGCAGGCAGCACCAACTGATACACATCGCCCTGCATATCGTTTGCCAATACTACGGCTAGACGACGAGAGAAGCGGCATGCACGGGAGTTGCCGTTACCAGAACCAGCCACGTTTTGTGGGCACTGGGCGCAAGTGTTGGACTGGGGTTCTTTGATGCTTGAGTCAGGACGAACGCCATCTGCTGACCAACATGCTGGGGATGTCTGCTCCCCTTCTTTATAGGTGCCTTCGTAATAAGTACGGCTGTTGTTCTCAGCCGCAGAGACAATCACAATCTCCATGGCCCGATCATCGGACTTCGCAGTCTCTTGACCGCCGACCATCATACGGAACACGCCACCCCGGATGGAGATACGCTTGTTCTGGCTGGTGCCCATCAGCGATTTGGTGGTCGCACTTAGGGTACGGTTTTTCAGGTAATCGGGCAGGCTGCCCTTAAACAACGAGATTTCTCCGCTCATTTGGATCTCCTTACGGTTACGGAATAACGAGACTCAGCATTGAGTCCCTGTGGCAGAAGGCCAGGATTTTCATCTAACCAAGCCTTCATGTTAGTTTGGTGGACACGACGCTCAAGTAGATCGAATGCGTCATGCTCACGTACGAAGTTGTGCATTGATTCCCAGTCCGATGTCCAATAGCGGGTCTTCATGCCGCGCATAATTGTTCCGTGTGGGGTCTTGATGCTATCTGCTCCGGTCTCTTTACAGATTTCTAGTAGCTTTTCTTCGATGACTTGCATCTTGGCTTTGAGGTCTGCTTCTTGCTGCTCAAACTCGCTCTGCATTTGGCGTAGTTTGTCGCGCATCTTGATGTAGACGCGGGTCAGTTTGTCTGCTCCGATTTCGCTCATTGTGTTCTCCAGTACTAAGTGTGCGACTCTATATGTACTTTGTCAACTTCATTGTAGAAAAGTTCCACAATTTTTGAGTGAACGTCCTGTTTTTTACTCAGACTGGTATAAACCTTAGCCTCGACGTTGCTACCTTGCAGATGCACAACAGTTAATTTATTGACCTGTCCCTTGCGGTGGGCACGTGCATTAGCCTGTAGATAAGTCTCAAGACTTAGGGTTGGTCCGAACCATATGATTGTGTCAGCCCGTGTCAGGGTAACTCCGTGGGCGGCAGACTGTGGTTGGATAACTAAGACTCTTGGTTCATCGGTTTGCTGGAATTTCTGGAATATTTCAGCTCGTTTGCCAGCACTAACTTCGCCAGAGATAATTTCGTTCGTTATATTGTTGGCGGTCAGGAACTCGGATACAGCTTCGATGGCATGTCTAAACGGAACGAACACTAGTATTTTGTTGGATGCCTCTTGAATCACCTCCAGCATCACATTCATGCGGTTCTGCCCATCAAAGGCTACGACCTCACCCATGTCGGAGTACACCGCACCGCAACTAAGTTGTAGCAGTTTGTTCATGACTGTGGCAGCATTGACAGCAGAAATTAACTCGTCCGCCGCATGCACCAACTGATCATCCCTTATCTTCTTGTAATAAAATTCTTGCTGCTTTGTCAGGGGTACAAGCCGCGTGATATGAGTGACTTCTGGAAGATCTAAGCACTGCTCTTTGGTAAACCTGATTGCCGGTTGGAGTGCCTGATGCACTATGTCCACCGAGTTGCGCTTTGGTAGCCATTGATACTTGGACACCTGAACCATCACAAGATCTTTCCAGCCGGTCTGGAATCTGGGTACCCGCTCAGGGCATACCAACTTAGCCAAACCATACGCATCTAACGGAGACTGTGCCGCCGGAGTTCCGGTCAGCATCCATAGCCAAGTCTCGGGGGTCAGGAGTTTGTGTAGCGTCTTCCAACGATTAGTCGATGGGTTCTTATACGCGTTGGCTTCATCCACCACAACCAAATCAAAGTTAGCTTCTGCAATAGCGTCTTTAACAATCTCGACTCCGTCGTAGTTGATGATTACAAACTCAGCGTCACCACCAATAATTTCTTTACGCTTCTTTGGGCTTCCGTAGGCGATGTCCACCCGGCGGTGCATAGCGAATGAAAACAAGTCGTTCTGCCAAGCGGATTGCATAATAGATAGTGGGCAGATAATTAGGACTCGTTTGATTAGCCCCTGCTTCATTAGATAGTCTGCCGCCCAGATACAGGATGCAGTCTTGCCGGTGCCCTGCTCGTTGAAGCAGAACGCACGCTTATGTAGGGTGAGGAAAGCTGCCGTGTCGATCTGGTGGCTCATCGGCTTATGAAAGCCTGTCCACTTGTAGTCCCTGCGGATGGGGGATGGGACGTTCTTGATCTGCAGCTTCTTTAGGGTTTGTGCCTCGTCAAGTCCCCACTTGACCAGCACTTCAGATACGCCGTCCTCTTCCTTGACCAGCTTGCTCTTAGGTATCGTTGCGAGAACGGGGTCGGGATTCTTAAGCCTTAGCAACAAGGCCTTGTCTTGAATTATTTCCATGGCTCACTAGCACGGGCTACCGGCCCGAGGCGGGTTGTTGTTTAAGATTCGCGCTTACTCTTCTCAGACACTAACTTGCGCTGAGAGTTCCGTCGGAATGAACGATTTTTTGAGGGTGACTCAACCTTCACCCCATCGCTATTACGCCCGCCCTTTGATAGAGCTTTTTTATGGGCGATGTCTTTGCCTTCACGTGCATCGGCCTTGCCGTTGCCGTTGGCGTCTCTTCCTTCCTTGTCCATAGCGCGACGGGCACGTTGACGTTCCATGCGGTTCTCATGCTCACCACGCGCTTTTTGCTGCTGGTATTCTTTTTTGTATGGCCTTGGCTTGTTCTTGTATGGCATTAACCGTTCCTTCCATTATGGGGACAGCTCTTTACCGGGCAGTAACTACGGCACGAAAAGTTGGGCTTCGGGTTCCAAACGTCTTCCTGGTAAGTTTTTGACAACCAAGAATAGTTTTCTGTCCACTGCCTCATTATCCCAAGAACATCGGCCCTTGTGTAGGTTCTTTTGATAAAGTCTGAACATACTAGGAACAGCAGGCCAGCCTTAATTTCTTGGACTTCGGGGAAGTGGGCAAAGGTGCAAAGCGCCATCAGATCAAGCTGCTTAGTGTCTGCATACTTACTGGATTTGCCAGTCTTGTAGTCAACAATCCTTGCCTTTTCACCATCTACAATGACTAGGTCGGCTACCCCCCGCATCCAAACATTGGGGTCAAAGAACCCACAGGCCTCCCCCCGCTCGTTCAGACCCATCTTCAGTTCGCAATGCTTCTCGCCGGGTAGTTCTTTTAGCTTCTTGACCGGCGGCTCAAACTGGGAAAACTCTGGGGGAAACGGCTTGTCCTCTTTGATATACAACTCAGCCGC